CTGGTCGCTTACTCGATGATCCTTCTTTTGAGGCCATTCGATGCATCCGTCAGATTACTCTGATGTTTGCAAAGATTAAAATTCCGTGCTCTGACGAGCGCAGAATTAAGGCCTTTAAGAACTTCATCTTGTGTGAGCAAGATGTTCGCAAACATGACAAGTTACGCACGGAAGACATGAAAATGTCTTTCTCGCGTATCTCGCGTCTGTTGTTTTCCGAAATGCTCACTCGAGTAGACTTATCTGTCTACCTTGGTGAACATCTCCCAAAACATGGAAAAGGTGCTACTGCCGAACGTATTTCTGGAAATCAGAAATATCGTAATCTGCAGTGGACCGATCGTTTGGAGGAGTACTTCCCTTCTGGGGAATTTCTCATTCCAAATTGGAGCTTCCTTCCGGAGCTCTCCAATGTGCGACATCTCGAACCCGGAGCCGAGATTCCCGTCAGGGTAATCGCGGTTCCTAAAACCTTGAAAACACCTCGAATCATCGCGATTGAACCGGTGAGCATGCAATATGCTCAGCAGTCCATTCTCGAACAATTTGAGAAAGCTGTCGATGAGGATTACCTCTCTCGTAGCTTTATTCGATGGAAAGATCAGACTCCTAATCAGAGGCTGGCTCTTTCGGGATCCCTTAATGGGGATCTAGCTACGCTCGATCTGAGCGAAGCTTCCGACCGTGTTTCCAATCAGCTCGTAAAACTTCTGTTGGCTCCCCACCCCCATCTCGCGATGGCTGTGGATGCTTGTAGAAGTCGAAAGGCTGACGTTGATGGCCACGGAGTTATCCGTTTGGCCAAATTCGCGTCTATGGGTTCAGCCCTGTGCTTTCCTATCGAGGCGATGGTCTTTATGACCATTGTCATGATTGGGATCGAGGCAGGGCTTAAGCGCCAATTGACCCGCAAGGAAATTAATCTCCTTGTCGGTAAGGTACGCACTTACGGTGACGATATTATCGTCCCCCGTGAGTTTGCGCAGTCCGTTGCGGAATCACTCGAAGCTTTTGGGCTGAAAGTGAATTATGGCAAGTCCTATTGGAATGGAAAATTCCGGGAATCTTGCGGTAAGGACTACTATGGCGGGTTCGATGTTTCCATCGTTCGCGTTCGTAGTGAGTTCCCTACCCAACGGGAGCACGTTTCGGAGCTAGTCGCAACAGTATCTCTTCGGAACCAGCTTTTCCAGGCTGGATTCGAA